TCCGTCGCCATCTGACCTTAAAAATTGTGATGATGTACCATCACCGCTAACATTAAGTTCGTCTGCACCAACTGCATTGTCTGCTATTGAAGCTGCTCCACCGGCTGCTACTGTTATGTCTGTACCAAAATTTCCGAATATTTCATCTTCTAAATCTGAAAATGTAATCTTCTTCTCTGTTCCAGCATCTGAAATTAAGAAGTGGTCATTTGTTTGATGTATATTTCCTACGGAGCTTAATGCTCCCAAAGCATCAATATCTCTATTTGCTGCTGTTGCTGTATCTACATAAGCCTTAACTGACTGCTGAGTTGCGAGATGAACGGCAGAATCTGAAACCAGATTGTCTTCATCTAAAATAGGAGCTCCTACCCAAACTATACCACCTTCTTGGTCAGAACGGTATGCGCTTGTGGTGGGGTCACCAACAGCAATGTTTGTTGTGTTGCTTCCAGTAGTATGGGATACTCCCATAAATACATGGCCTCTATTTCCTACTGCACTCGCAGTTGTGTTAACGGCTAATTCTCCTACAACTAATCCTGAAGCATCTCCACCTGTTATTTCCTGTGGTACTCCGGCTGCTGTTCCTAATCCCTTAAGGACTATTACGTTATCTGTTGCCATATTTAATCACTTTATTCTGAGGTATAAGTACCTCCTTGTATTTTCAGTCCCATCGCTTTCACTTCATCTGTACTAGAATCTCCACTTGTGTTGGCTGGTTCCAATGAACCTATTTCAACTCCATCGTCGTTAATGAATTCTATCTTTCCTTCAACACCAGAGCCTCCTCCGGTAATAACAACTCTTGGGTCAGGCATCTGGTTCCACCACCAATTTTGCGTCTTTTCTTCCACCAATCACATTCCAATCAAAGCTCCATTCTTTATCTGAGTTTGTTTCAACCCAAAAACCATTTTCATCTCTATTTTTTATCCACACGTTATAATCTCCATATGTTGTTAAGTTTATAGTATAATCAGAGTGCACCATACTAGACCAGTATATTGGTAAGTCTATCGCTACTTTACGTCTTTTATCTTCTACATCAAAAGACCCACGAGCGTACATACCGTGTTCTGGACCCTCTAAAGAACCATAAACTAATCTCTTATTATTTAATAGGGGGTGGGGTATATTAAAGCTTTTCGTCGTTGCCTCAAGATGCCCCGTTATCGAGACTGCTGCATTTGACGCTGCGGAGTTACCACCAGTTATGCTTAAAGCTGTGGTTCCTGAACCACCTGATGTGCCAGACAGAACCAACTGTCCAGTCATTGTATCTCCTGAATTTTTAACCATAACATCATTAACTGTTATAGCTTGTGTGCTTAAACCTAATAAACCTGTACCTTGATTGTCTATTGTGACAGCACCGTGTGTTGATGCGGATGTTGATATGTCATTATATGAACTTCCATCATTAGTAATTTGCCACGCATCTGTGCTTTCATTCCATCTTATTGCTACATTTGTAGAACTACCACGTTCTACTTCAATGCCTGCATTCTCACTTGGAGTGCCGGTAACATCATTATTTAATATTAGTATATTATCATTTATTGTGGTATTTGTTGTGTGTATTGCTGTGGCGCTTCCATTAACTGTAAGGTTTCCTGTGATTGTAGTGTTACCTCCAACTGTTAGGTTACCTGACACATCAGCTGCACCATTTATATCTGCGGCACCATTTACTTGAATGGTTGTTGCAGTTAAGTCTATTTCGTCCGTAGCGCCAATAGATAATACTGTTGCGCTAGAACCTTGTATAAATTGAGAAGTGTCATTAAAGTATATTTTTTCTGTGCTATTAATTAAAATGTCATCTGAAAATTTAAAGTAATCTTCGTCTTCCATCCATGTTAATAAACCATCATTTGATTCGCCATCAAATGCTATTGTGTAATCTGTATTAGCTGCTCCACTTCCTAAAAGTAAGCCTCCAGTAGCTTTTATATTTCCGTCTACAGTTAATCTTTCTGTAATAGAACTATATGCTAAACCTGAACCTGCTCCTACTCCTAAATAACCTGAATCATATAAACGTGTCTTAGAAGAAGTGCTAGCCGCATCTTCCTGAGTCCAAGCTGATGTAGTAACACTCAAAGCATTAAACTTGTCGTTGAGTGCAGCCTTTGATGGAGCTATACTTTCAACTCCAGCCCATGAAGAACTAAAAGCCTCATTTGACACTCTAGAATCAAGTTTATTTGTAATATATTGTTTTGAAAGTAGCCTGTCATCTAAAACTAGAGAATGTTTTCTGCGAGACTGTCTTTCAGCCCCTATTCCTCCTAGCGGTTTTCCTTGTTTTGATTTTGGTACAGGCATATTTTTTCCTTTGTGGGGTTAGTGGCCAGTTTTGTTTACCGCACTGGCCAAGCGATTATTATTCTATAGTTACTAAGTTAGGTTTAACTTCCGATGAAGATAACACCAGCTTCTGGACGAATAACTTTCAAACCATATCTCATGGACATGTATGAACCAGTTATTCCAAAACCGGGATTTGCTTCTTCGACAGTCATTCCACGTCTCTCAACATAAGCTACTGGTTTAACAGACATGTCAAAAACACCGAATCGGGTTGATGGGATGTAAGCGTTAACTACTACGTTAAGACCGTATAGTTGTCCTACAACTCCAGAACCTGAAGTGTTGTTTACATAATCTAATCCACCTTTGCTTCCTGCGAAAGACGTATCTTGTCCTGCGAAAGGTAGAGTAAAGTCTGCTAAGTTTAGTAAGTCCTTATAGTGGGAGGGTGAAATCATAACAGTATCTGCGTTAAGACCTTTTGCACCAATCAATTCTATAGCTTTCGTTAAGTCAGCTAGTCCAATATCAGAGGTGTCACCAGCTCCAGCTCCGGCAGAAGACACTTGGTAGTGTCCGCCAAGGGCTGCTAGTTCAGCTTTGGTGTAGATTCCGTATTCACTTAATCTCTCAGAGTCCTCTAACGCACTTGAACTGTTGTCTCCAAAGAAACCACCGTGTGGTGCGGCTGCAAATGTTAAAGCACTTTCATCTGTAGTTGCTAAAATACTTGCTCCGGAGATTCCGGTTCCCAAGTCAGCATCGTATATACCGAATACTGTCTTGACGAAATGTTCCGTAACGTGTCTGTCAACTGCTCTGCGAGCCTCATTAAGAGCCATTTCCATTTCTGAAAATCTTGAGTCTTCTAACATTCTACGGGTTACTCCGACTGCAATACCCCATTCCTTCACATTGATACGCTCATTGCGTAGGTCAGTGTGTTGGTACTTCGGTGTTGCGCCTTCTTCAATTTGTTCTAGCTTCATGCTAGGTTTCAAAAAACTTATGTCTACATCTCCACCAGTTTCAGTTGTAAAGCGTTCTGCAAACATAGAGATTACAGGCATATCAGTGACTCTATAGTCCTGAAGTGCGTCTTTGTAATCAATTAGTATGCGGTTTGCTGTACCTGAAAGTGCTGAGGTTGCTAGACCTTCTTTTGCTGTTACCATATTTTATCTCCTTATAGCACTAACACTTTAAAAAGTGCCCCTGCTGTTATATTTGCTGCTGCGTTTGCGCTGGTTGCTTCTAAAGCTACTGCACAAACTTCTCTGAGGGTGTCAACACCATCAGATGCAATTGTGGTACCTGCTTTGACTAGGGCACCTGCGGTGCCTACTTCCAAATCGTCTCCGATTGCTATTGCTGCGGTTCCATCTAAATGTACATTGAGTTGGACTCCACTTCCTGTGACAACTGAACACATACCATCAGCGGCTGCATCTACTAATGCAAATCCTGCTACTGCGCTATTTGGGTTGTCATGCATCTGGACTTGTGGTCCACTTGCACTTGTGATAATCTCGCAGACCTTGCCTGCGGTTATAATTTCTGATGCTACGAAATTCATGATACGAGCGGGAGCTCCACCATCATTTACTAGCACTGCGGTTGTTACTGCCATAATTATTCTTCCTTATTTACTTCCTTTAACCCATTAAATACTATTTGACCATCTTTCATAGCGAACATTCGCTTTGTTTCTGGTGTTTCTTCAATTGGTTTTGCTTCAGCTTCTACGGATTTACCTTTTCCAAAAGTTCTTTCGGTCTCTTCTGGGATAGGCATACTATCCATAGCGATGCTGAATCCTTCTAGCTTAATCTCATCCCATGCATTAAGTTCTTTCATGCGCGATTCGCGGGTCTCGTCATTCACTGAGCCGAGGATTGCTTCTTTGTTAATAATTGCATCAACGAATCCAGAAACGCGAGCTTTTGCAGCCTCTACTTTTCTAGCTTCTTCAGCTTCCTCAAACTTAGCGATTGTGGCGAGAGCCTCTTCATGCGTTGAAGTTAACTCTGCGTGGACAGATTTCATCTCTATGAGTTGGTCCTTCATAGCTGCGAATTCACGCTCTACAATAGGATTGCTCTCTGATTCTTTTTTTACTATTTCTTCTGTCATAGTTTCCTCGCTGGTTGTCCCGTGTTCACAGGTACAAGTTTGCTTGTCGTCTCCTCCACAGGAGCAAGACTCGTCTTCATTCTTTTCACATTTCGTTTCAATTGTACATGCGTCGCACACAGGTGTACGAGTCTCATTATCAATGAAACTTACCTCGACAGGACGAATGTCTGTTGCAAATGGTTCTCCTAGGACGTCAACATCTTTGGAAAGCCAGTCGATACTAACATGGGTCATGTCGCCATTTTCTATCTTTTCCAACACTTCATTTGCTTTCGATGCATCCTTGTGGATGCGTGCCATGAGCTTCACAGCTTGTAAACCATCTTCTAATTCTACGTATTCTGGGTTGATAGCCATGCCCAACAAATCGTCGGGTGTACGTTGATGGTTAAAGTAAACTGGGAGCTCATTGAAAGATTCTATATTATCTTTTAGGATACTGGGTTCTATATAAACCTTTTGGTCACCTTCTTCATCATGGGGGCCTGATGTTATCGCAATGACCGGAAATTCGTGATAATCGTCAACAAGAGCTACGTCTCCAAACACTTCCATTGCAAATGTACGTTTAATACCTTCTTGGTTATTTTCGTTACTTGCAAATTGTCGGCCAGCTTCTTCATCTGGCATAGTGTCAACTCGCATTCTACATAAATTAGATGCAAGTTCTTTGTAGTTCTCGTGGCCACGCTTTTTTAATCGTGGTGCTGTTTCTAGTAAACAATGCTCATATGCATAATCTTTACTCATCCTTTCTGTCCCCCTTTACATTTGCGGATGGTTTGTTACCATCCCTATTTTCTGTCCTTGCGGACTCTTCTTTTTTATCTTGGTCTTTACCACCAGAAACATTTACATTTTCTTCTGTTTCTTGTATTTCAGATATTCCATCTGGGTTCAAACCACGCTCCATCCTCACTTCACCGGGTGAAAGAACACCCTCTGAAAGGTATACCATATCAGTCTTTGCTTTAACAAATGCATCGTCTACGTTGATTTGTCTAAACTTGAATCTAGCTTCACCACTCTCTAATTGTGGCATAAGCTGTGCATTAATAGCTGATTCAATTGCTGATTGTAAATGTTTAACATAAGGTTCAAATATAGGTCGTGCCTGTTCTGGCTTTTCCCACATTGTAATTGGTACCTTTAAAGCTATATGTATCTTTTTTAATATATCGTCTGTGTACTTACCATATTCAAAAGCTCGTTGTGTACCTTGTAATTCTTTAACTGTAATATCATTACCATGTATAATATCTTCTCCGGGTTCTAATCCGTTGAATGCATCCACCACCTCGTTAATTTTGTCAGCATTATAAGGCATATCGGGAAGTCCGCAGCTAATATCAAACCGACTATTAGCGTATTTGTTGAGAGCAGTACCGATATCCCGTTCTGCATAATCTTTAAGGTCAACCAAATAAAGAATTGGATGGATGTCAGAAAGACCATAAGCGAAATCATCGAAGGTGTTATTTTTAAATTCGATAATTTCATTTTCTTCAAACCTCACAGAATCTCCATCATTACCTAAATCTTGGTAATAATACATTATTTGACCGTTGTCTGCTCTTTGTACATTCATATTTATAGAAGACCTTAAAATTAGGTTGTCTCCTGTAAATTCTAAATAGGATGTACCAAAGATACGACCATTTCTTAACCAACCATATAATAATTGGTCAATATTTATTTCGTCGAATAATTTAGTGATAGCTAAGCGTTCTTCGTCATTATCAGTTACTATATCGTAACCGTCCTTAGCAGCGTATAGGCACGGTAAATCAATGAGTGTTCTAACTATAGGGTCAGCTAAGTACACGTTCATGTACGTTCTTGCGTCTCCTATTTGCTTCTCGAACTGCGAACCGAACATTCCCGAGTTCTTTTGGAGCTGGATGCGTTTGATGACACCAGCACCGAAGTCTCTTGGTTCGTTTTGTGTGAACGGGGGGTTAGAGCCCACTGCCGCAAATTTACGCCTATTCCAAGGCAAATAATCACGTAGAGCCATAGCTATCAATACCTATTATATAAACGCAGTATATAAAGCTTTCGCTCATAATCCTCCGGGGATACGTTTATGAAGTGTATTTCTGCCCTTTCCTGTCCTAAATATAGAAGGTATATCAGTGTTTTGGGAAGGTCTGGCCTTATTATTACTTATGTTAGTGCTCGCAAAGGTAGCACTAGCCGGTGTCATAGATAGACACGCGTGTATACCCATTACTGAACTGTCGCAATAATCATCATGTTTACCATCTGGAGCAGATATTCGTTCTGTTTTGTTAGCTGCATCCATAACATACTCTAATTCGCAATGTTCTCTTATCCATTTGTTTACTAATTTAGCCTCATTAGGTTCTAAATCTTTAGGATGTGGTATTTTTACTATACCTTGTTGTATAAAAGATACATAATCTCTGTAAGCTTGGGTTTTACTACCCTTTGGGCCTCCTGTAAATACGAAAGGTATAAAATGCCTTCCATCTTCATAACAAGCCTTTCTTATGTCCTGCTCAATCGCACCCCCAATACCAGTAGCGTCAATAATAATACGCTCAGCCCCAAAGTCTCTAGCAGTGTCAACGATACGTTGGCGTTGATATGGAATGTCATGTCCACCTGTTCTAGGATTGATTTCTTCCAAAGAGATAAGTCGTGCAATATTTCCTTTTGCGTCTTTCTCGACGGCCCAAACGCTAATAACAGTGCTATTAACGGATTTACCAATATCCACGGCCACAGTACAATTCGGATAAACCTTTCCTCGCTCGGCGAAATAGGTTCCTCGTACTCTACATGCTTTGATAGCTTCTGGATTGAAGATTTGTGAGACGGACTCGACGAATTCGCACTCATATTCTGTTCTCCAATAAATTGAATCTTCACCCCATTCCATCATCTTGTCAAGCATTTCTGTTTCGGTGTATGGAGGCGAATAGGCTCTACCAGCCTTTACAGCATCTCTCCACGTG